CTACTGACAACAACATGTTGGAAGCAAGAATTGCAGCAATCAAAAATCTAAACAAATAAAATAAACATGAAAAACAACATTCAAAAGTTTGACTTTAACCTAATCGTAAGCACTCTTCCTGATTACGTAAATCAAACATCGTTTGACTGGGTTCTGCGCACAATCCTTGCAGATCCTACAATGAACTACATCAGCCTTGAAACTGACGTATGGTCTGCTAAAGACATCCACATTATGGAAAACACTCCGGTAATTGTAGCAGGAGATGGCGGGTTCTCTGCCAGCGGAGATGTAACACTTACTAAAGTTACCCTTTCTACAGTTGCTCTTAAGTCTCAAATGACTTACAACCAGTACCTATTGCAAGATAAGTTTACTCAGTTGGTTCTTTCTCCAAAAGCTATTATCGAAAACATCGGTTTTGAGCCTGCTTTGATGGAACAAGAGAGCAGACAGAACACTAAAGTAATCAACAGCCAGGTTTGGTTGTCTGATACTGGACTTGGTTCTGGAAACCTTTCTTACTTCAACGGTCTTATCGCTCAACTTGGAGCTACAGGAGCAAGAGTAACTGCAGCTACTGGTTCTGCTAACTGGACTAAAGCTAACATCATTGCGTCTATCCAGACTATGTATGCAGCACTTAACCCAGATATTCTTTCTTCTGAGTTGGTTTGCTTTATCGAGCCTGCTTACTACAACATCTTGGTAGAAGCTCTATTCAGCGGAAACTACTTCCACTTCAATGCTGACATCGCAGTATCAGGAGAATTTATGTTCCCAGGTACCAGCTTAAAGGTAATACGTACCGCAGGATTGGCAGGCAGCACAAGCTCAAGCTACTCTGTAGGTGGAGCACCTTGCGTAGTTATGGGAAATCCTAAATACCTATTTGTAGGAACAGTAACCAGAGAAGATATGGCGAATATCATGATGTGGTACTCACAAGACTTTGACCAGTTAAGATCTAACTTCCGTTATAGACTTGGAGCAGCAATCGTATTCCCTAACTACTTTGTTTGTAGTTTCTAATTAACCAAACCACAGGGGAGCTTAAAACCCTCCCCTTAATTTACAAAACTAAAAATAATATACAAACAAAATGGCTTGTTCACAAATAATTTACGGTTTCAACGCAAGAGGAGCTTGTAAGATTGTAGGCGGTGTAAAAACTGTTTACCTTACTAACTCTGAAAACATCACAGCAGTTGGAACGACTGGACCTTCTCCAGTAACTCAAATCAACTCATTCACATACGCAACAGGCGGACTGTGGTATGAATTTAACCAGATCCAAGAAACTTCTTCTTTGACAATGACCCCTAATGCGTCCGTGCAGAACTACTCATTGTTCTTTGAAGAAATCCTTACATTGGTCTTCACAAACTACAACGCTGATCTTAGATACATCGTTAAATCTCTTGCCCAAAATAACCTGGTAGCAGTAGTTGAACTACGTTCAGGTGAGTATGTCTATATCGGTAATTACACCGGCTTAGATATAAATGGCGGAGAGGGCGGTTCTGGAATCGCAGCAGGGGACAGAAACGGTTTCTCTCTAACGTTTAGAGCTATCGAACCAGAAGCACCTTTGACACTTGATCCTACTTTTGTAGCATCAGTAGATTGGACTTCTAAAGTTTCTTCTTCTATTCTTTCTTCTTAAACCCCATTTTTCTAAAATGCAACTGGGGAGCATGGCAACATGTTCCCTTTGTTGTAAAGAAAAAACGGGATAAACTATATCTATAGGTATGCTGATCTTTACAAACCTGGAGCCGACTTCTACCTTCTCTATTTTTCTGGAAGGGAAGATAGTAGAACCTTTGAAGCCTTTGTTTCTTTTTTTAAGAAGACAGGCAGACCTTAAAGATTACGTTTTTCTTCTGGCAGACGAATCTACTTCTATTAATTACTCTACCTTTACTATAGATGCAACAGAACTTCCTAAAGGAGATTATGACGCAAGAATTTACAATGGGGATTTTGTTCCAGGAACAGTACAAGACTGTTTTATCGAAGCACCTTTGCTAATCGAAAATCCTGAATTTTTCCTTTGCGATCCGGCTACTCTTGAAACAACTATCATTTTAGAATCTATAATGACGGTAGGAGTTGGTGGAACACCCGCTGGAGTTATCATGACAGCAAAGGCCAGAGTATTTGGAACTGAAGAAACTTTCTACACAAATACCATTGTAAACAACTATACAGTCTACGAATCATAATGACAAACTTACCTCTCAAGAACCCAAATCCAACTCCAAACTCAGACGTAATGTCTTTTTCTAAGTTGGAAATTTATATCCCAGAATGGCTGGAGTACAAAATTTCTGGCAAGGAATGGATATCATGGGGCTCAGATAATTTAATGCCCCGATACCTTATTACAATGAGGGATTCTTCTGCTATTCACAATGCAATCTTAACCAAAAAAGAACTTTACACCTATGGCAATGGTCTTGAAGACGGCAAACAAATCCCATGTTTTACTCATGGAACTCCTGAAACTCTTAAAGCTATTATCTCCGATTATTTTGTTTACGGAATGTTTGCAGTTAATGTCGTATGGGGTGTAGACGGTAGTATAGTTCATGCAGAACATACCGACATGGGTAAACTTAGAGCTGGTAAGAAAAACCCAATGGGTAAAATTGACCACTGGTACTACTCTAACAACTTTGCAGACGTAAGAAAGCCAGAAAACAGAGTTGTCCAGCTGGACGCTTATGACCCATTAAACCCAGTTGGTTCTCAGGTTTACGTTTATCATGGATATTCATCTGGATTTAACTGGTACTCAAAGCCGAGCTACTGGTCTTCTATCAACTGGATTAACCTTGATTATGAAATCTCTAACTGGCACTTAAATAACGTAAGAGCTGGCTTTGCAGGTTCTATGGCAGTAATTTTTAACGAAATGCCTGATTCCCAGCAAGAAAGAGATTACATCTACGCCCAGTTGAAAAAACAGTATTCTGGCAGCACACAAGCCGGAAACGTATTTATTATCTTTAATAGAGATAAGGAGAGCGGGGTAGAACTACAGCCAATCGCCCTAAACGATTCTGATTCCAGATATGAGGCTTTAATGGAAATTGTCCGCAACAACATCATGTCCGGGCACAACGTAGTAGGACCAGCTTTGTTTGGTATCTCTACACCAGGAGCACTTTCTGCAAGATCAGAACTTGATATTGCATTAGAAATTCTAATGAATACAGAAATTGGTCCATCGCAGGAACTTATCTGCCAAACTTTGCAGAGAGTTCTAAAGTTGGACTTTATGCCTAAGTTGTCTACGACTTCACCAGTTCAGTTTATCTTCTCAGAAACAGTTATGAAAGATATCCTAACTCAAGACGAACTTAGAGAGTTAATTTCTTACCCGCCGTTGAATTCTACCCAGGAAACGGTAACCGACACAAATATCCAGGACGCAGGAGATGCAGGACTGGACCAATCACCAACATAACACAACACACACATGAGCAACAGAGTTTTATGGATTTCTCCCCAAAAGCTAAAAGAGAATTCCAACGTCCTGGAAAACGTAGACGATTTTTATCTGCGTAATGCAATCCTAAAAGCACTTGACATCAAGGTTACTCCTGTGTTGGGAAACAACTTGGTGAATTATATCAATGCACTAATTATTTCTGGAGATATTAACGACCCGAGCAAATCAGTTTACAAGGTTTTGGTAGACGATTATGCTCAGAATGCTATTATCTACGGGGCTATCGCAGAGGCTTTGCCAGAGGTTTCTTTCAAAATAACAACAAAGGGCCTACTGCAGTTTGAAAACGAAAATTCTACTGCATTAGATCTTAAGAACATCCAGTTTATGATCCAAAGATATGAGGACCAGTCTGAGTATTGGCTTGGCCGTTTGAGATTATATTGTTTTGAAAAAGAAAGACTTTCTGAATTACCCCAATACACTAATCCTGATCTTACTAACCTACTTAATATCCCACCAGATAGAAGACAACCTTGGTATTCTTCCATCTACCTTTCTGGAATGCCTTACGGTTATTCTAAGGATCTTAACGCTTGGGGTTATGGTTATGGCTTTGGAGTTTCTTGGCAGAACTACAGATAATAAAATTAGCAGAAAAAATCATAAAATTTATATCTAACAGTAATGGCAGGATCAATTAAGATACAACAAGGCGGAACAGCAGCAACACCTTCAGCAGGATATTCTACGCTGTGGGTTTCCTCTGTAGACCAAGAATTTTACTATACAAAACCAAATGGACAAACTGAATCTTTAGTTGGTCCAGCTGGACAAAATGGAACTTCTGGGACTTCTGGCATAAGCGGAACTTCTGGTTCTTCTGGAACAAGTGGAACTAACGGTTCTTCTGGAACAAGTGGACAATCAGTTGGCATTTATGCTACAGGAGGACAAGTTACAGCAGGGGCTACAGGAATTTTATTTACCGGTTCTGCAGTAGAATCCGTAGTTGCAAGCGGAAGCTTTGTAACTGTGACTATCACAGGAGGAACTGGCAGTGGACAATCAGGTACAAGTGGAACTTCCGGTACATCTGGGATAAATGGAACTTCCGGTTCATCAGGAACTTCTGGCTCATCTGGCTCATCTGGAACGTCTGGCTCATCAGGTTCTTCTGGAACAAGTGGATTAGCAGGAACAAGTGGTTCTTCTGGAACGTCTGGCTCATCAGGTTCTTCTGGAACGTCTGGCTCATCAGGTTCTTCTGGAACAAGTGGTTCTTCTGGTTCTTCTGGAACAAGCGGTTCTTCTGGTTCTTCTGGAACAAGCGGTTCTTCTGGTTCTTCTGGAACAAGTGGTTCTTCTGGTTCTTCTGGAACAAGCGGTTCTTCTGGTTCTTCCGGAACAAGCGGTTCTTCTGGTTCTTCCGGAACAAGTGGAACGTCTGGCGCAAGAGGTGCAACAGGAATAAACTGGACGGGTGCTTATACAACTTTTGTTAGTCCAAATGGATACGTTATCAATGATGCTGTTTCTTATTTAGGATCAAGCTGGATTGCCATTGCAAATAATACCAATTTTACTATTGCTCCTCCAAATGCAGCATATTGGTCTTTGCTGGCTCAAGCAGGAGCAACGGGAACTAACGGATCTTCTGGAACAAGTGGGTCTTCTGGTTCTTCTGGAACAAGTGGGTCTTCTGGAACAAGTGGGTCTTCTGGTTCATCTGGAACAAGTGGTTCTTCTGGTTCTTCTGGAACAAGTGGTTCTTCTGGTTCTTCTGGTACTTCCGGTTCATCTGGCACTTCCGGCACTTCTGGAACAAGTGGTTCTTCTGGTACTTCTGGAGCGCAAGGTCCAGTAGGTCCTACCGGAGCAGGAGCATCTTCTCCAATTACTCTTGAGCAAACTACTTCATTAGTTTCTACAGTAATCGGGGCAACT